GGTGGTCGCCCCGCAATGATTGGCCTGCGGCGGCAGTCAACGCCGCGTGGATCCGTCGTTCACGACCCGACTGGCCGACACCCGGCCGCCGGAACGGGACCGGCTCGGACGGTTTCCCGCCGGCAGCAGCGAGCGTCGCGTACTGCAACCAGTTGACGTGGTCGATGAGGACAGCGAGAAGTTCCTCGGTCCGCGACCACGGACCCCACCCGTCCGGTTCCGGGGCGTCCTGGAAATCTTTCGACGTCAACCGGTCCCGTAACGCGGTCTTGTACGCCGACTCCGGCGGCAAATGATCCAACAGGTGTCTCACGTGAGTGTGAGACACCCTGATGGCAGCATCAGTGGCCCACAACCAGCGGACATCCACGTTGTACCAGCGACGCAGGTCAGCAGTGACCGCCGCCGCGTGGTTGTCCAACACCGACACGACATCCGCGATGTCCTGGAGTCGTTGCCCGAGAGCCTCTTCGAGGTCATCCGAGAAGACACGCAGGTCATCGGTGGACGGGTCAGCTGCGGTCCATGACTCGCCGTCGTCAGCGGTACACAAGGCCGCCCACGCATGCCACGCCCCATCAGCCAACGCGACCACAGCACCCGGCGGCCACATCGACGGGTGCAGGACGGGTACCGTCACCCCGGCCAGACTGACAGGGGTGACGGTACCCGTGGTCGCGTCAGCGATCAGCGCGCTGACCGCGGAGACCACTACCGGCGGCGCCGCAACCGCAACGCGTCGAGCCGTGCCCGGTCACTCGGCGCGGCGGCAGCAGCCAACGCCTCGTACGCCTCGTCGAAGAACGCTGCCACTTCCGCGTTCGTCGGATCCAGGTCATACCAGGTGATGGCGTCGTCACGGGCCAGGACACGGACCGCCCACTCGTTGTACCGGCCCTCGGTCAACGCGTCGTTCGCGGTCTGCCGCCACCCGTCCGGGTGGGGGACAGTCACCGGTTGCCCGCAGATGTGAGCGACCGCCCCATTCGCCGCGTCAGCGGGGGCTGGCGTCTTCTTCGGGCGCCGGTCCTGTGGTGCACGTGCAGCCATGGTGTTTCATCCCCTAGCACTCCCCTGGCCAGGGTGATCGGGTGGTACGTGCATCCCGTGCCGGGCCAGGGGTGAGACGGCACGGGATGCACACTCGAGGGGGACATGCTTGATGGCCCGGACCACACAACCGGGGGGATGGGGTCCGGGCCATCAAGCAGGGCTTCGGAGGAAGTTCGACGTCACACGTCCACGGGTCAGGTCAGCCCGGACACGAAGTGGTACGTGTACGCGGCGTTCCCGAGGGTGTCCGGGTACGCGGTCAGAGTGACCCCGTACTGGATCACCTCACCGTTCTTGATCTGCTTGCCGTCGCGGTCGGTGACCTCCACGTTCGGGCACACCATGCGGATCTTGTTCAGGCCGTCCACGGCATCCACGCAGAACGCGTACCGGCGGGACCGGAACACGCCCTCCGTGGTCGTGAACGCGCCACCAGTCACCGTGATCCCGTTCAGAGGCATCCGGTGGTAGACCGCCGCGGAGACCGGGTTCGTCTCCAGCATCGTGGTCTTCATCGTGATGTCGCTGGACGTGACGATCTTCCGGACCGGGGTCGCCAGGCCGTAGGCCCGGATCTCCTTCGAGTTCTCCTTGACGTCCTGGGATGCGCCGTCCTCGGAGATCAGACCAGGCGACTTCCACCCGGTCTTCCCGGCCGTGGTCCGTGCCACCGCGATGGACGGGGACGTACCACCGGTCAGTGCGGCACCGTTGGCGACCATCAGGTCAACGCCCTGGTTGGCGAGGGCCCCCGCGAACGTCACCGTCCACGGCCCAGTCCCCGCCACGACCACGTTCCCGGCGCCGATCGACGACAGGGCCTCCAACGCCGAGTCCACCGCAGCCGCGGCAGCGTTGTAGGCGATCGGTGCAGTGGTCTGGCCCTGGAACGACAGGGTGAACGTGCCACCGGTCGGGGACCCGGTGATGGTGACGGTCTGGACTTCGGTCGCTGCCGTGGTCGACAGGGCAGTGGACGGGTCGGTGGGAAGCGTGGTCGCGGTGTCCGCGAACCAGCACAGCTCCGCGCCGGACGAACCAGCGGCGGCGATACCAGCAAGGACATAGGGCGTGTTGACGGCCATTGGGGACCTCCTGAGTCAGCCTTGTGACGAGTGATTGGCCCAGAGAGACCCATGACGGGCCCGCGCGGGCTGCTGCTTGGCCACCCCTGGCCGCCCCTCACCAGTCGGTGAGGGTTCGATCTGGTCGGCTTGTCGCCGGAACTAACTGGGACGGAACGAATGCGCGCGGACCGTGTACGCTCCGCCGACCCGGAACAGGTCAGGGTTCCCCGAGGGACGCTGGTACATCCCGGTCTGCGCCCTACACGACGCGACCACACCAGGACCAGCAGCCCCGACCGTCGCCCACTTCCCCGGCATCCGCAGCACCATCCACGTGTGCAACTCGGACGCCAAGTCCTCGGCTGCCGTCAACGACCCATGCCACACGTCGACGTCGATATAGGCACGGTCCATCGTGACCGTGTCATCAGAACCACCGAACCGGTTCACCTGCACCACCGGCAGCATGCCCTCGACGTTCGACGGCAACTCAGTGCAGAACCGGATCGTCGGCCACTCCGCCGAGAACACCGCCACAACCAAACCTGCGACAGACGGGTACACGGCCCTATCCGCGGTTCATCGCAGGCAACGCGTACGTGCCGAGAGTGCGGTGCGCCGGAGTCTTCCGGGTGCCATGCTCGATCTGGAACGAATCCGGGTCACGAGCGATGACCCGGCCGACGGCCCGCTGCTTGTACCGTCCCGTCGCGGGCCGGATCCCGGCCTCGGCTTCGATGGAATCCGCGTACGCCGTGGTGTCCCGTGGGGCAGCGGCCCGGGCCGCGGTCGCGCCGGCCTCCGCCCTGGCCAGCATGTCCGCGACCATCCAGTCAGCGGACAACACGTACCGGCCGAACTCGGCGTAGTGGTGTACGTAGGTTGACCCCATGTCCGCTCAACCCCTTTCTCAGCCGTCGGTCCTGGCGACGGACACCTGGACACCCGTCGTGGCGCCCGTGAAATGGGATTCCCACTGCAACCCGTCACCGTCGACGGCCCACCGGGCAGAAGGCAACGCGGGCAGGATCACGTGGTCGTCGCTGCTGACGACCGTTCCCGACGGGAACATGACCTGTGCCCGGGTCGTGGTCTGGTTACGGAACGTCTCTTCGCCGTAATCCCGTGTCCCTGCCACGTTCCGGCCCGCGGAACCAGGCCACCACGCGCACCCGTCCACGTGGACCAAGGTCTCGGTCCACGTGTCGTTCCCGTTCCGGTCAACCCCGGCCCTGGTCCGACGCACAATCGTGACCGTCACAGGGGACCCCAACTGGACGAGCACCCTCTACTCCCCGAGGCTCACTGCGCAGGCCCGATCGGGAGCCACGGGAACCCGATGCTCGCCGACCCGACCGCTGACCCGGCCACTGCCGGTACCGCGCCCGGGGTAGCGGGAGCCAACAACGCCAACTCGGCGTCCGTGAACGCCACCGCCCCCAAGGTGCGGACACCAGTGAACTGGACCGACTCGGGTCCGATCGTCTGCATCGACGCGCCACCAGGGTTCGCCAACACTCGGATGACAGCGTTCGTGACCACCATCCGGGCCAGGACCGGGTCCACGGCCAAGGCAGCGACGTTCGCGGCCAAGCCGGGGAGCAGCCGGTCCAGGACCGCTTCCGCCTCAGCGAGGACAGCGTCCGCCCTGGCCTCGGCGACAGGGGAAGTGAGGGGCCATTTCGCGTGGACGTCAGCACGGACCGCGTACGCCATGACCCCTCACCTCTCCCTTCGGTTGTAGCTACTCGGCCTGGGCGGCGTCGACTGCGGCGATGATGTCGTCGCGGGTCATGTCGTCCGTGACGGTCACCTCGAGGGTGGCAGCGTGGTCAGCCCACGCGTCCCGGGACGACCCGCGTCCCGCTCGAGGTGGCTCCACCGGCCCGGGGGTGTCGCTGCCCTCGGTGTCCTTCTCCTCCGGTTCCTCGGGAGACGGTGGAGAGACCTCGTCCACGGCCTGGGGAACGTCCGGAGACGGCTCCCAGCAGTGGTCGCCGATGAGGGCAGCCACCTCCGGAGGGACACCGTCCCCCTCGACCGCCCCCACCATGTAGAGGCGGTCGAGGACCCACACGTTCGCCGCGAGAACCCTGCCCATGTCAGGCGACCGTCAGCTTCATCGACATGTCCGGGTTGGCGAGCACCGGCAGCGAGATCGCGGCAGCGTTGGTCCACAGGCCCAGCGGGTTCGGGACCTTGTAGTTGCCGACCACGATGCCCGGCTCGTCGCCGCCGAGACCGTACTCCGGTTCCAGCGACTCCGCGGTGTTGCCCCAGAACGTGGCCCCCAACTGGGAGCCCTCCCCAGAGTCCGGGGACACCGGCTCCGGCAGCAGCATCGCGAGGTTGTCCGCCACGAACCTGGCCCCAGCACCGGACGCGTCCTCGTACTTCGCGTCGTAGGTGTAGAGCATGGGCAGGTCGTGGGACTCCAACGCGGCCTGGAGCGCCGGGGTCGACAGGATCGTCGGGGTCCCCGTGAGGGTCCCCGCAAGCTGCCGGATCGCAGCGTTCCGCAGCAGGTAGCCCTTCACCTTCGTCGAGGTCACCAGCGCGCCGGGGGGTTCCCCGTTGACGTCCACGTAGTACTGCACCCACGTGGTCAGGTCGGCGAGCGGGTCAGCGGTGGCCGTGTTCGACCACAGCGTGGCCGCGGTGACCGCGTTCGACGGGTTCCGGCCGAAGTCGACGTTCGCGACGACACCGTTCTCGTTCAACGTCACGCTGCCGTTGACGAGGGCGTCCGCGCGGGCCTTCTCCGCGCGGGCTTCCAGCTTCTTCGCCAGCAGCACCGCGTCCGAGAGGATCTGGTCACGGATGCTCTGGTCCGGGTTCGCCTGGATGCGGAGCCGGTCGTACTCGCCGAGACGGATCTTCTCCGACATGGGCGGCAGCGACCCGGACCGGCGTTCGATGCCCTTGCGCTTCGCGATCGGCGACTCGGCGTCGTACGACCGGTACTGGGCGGCCGGGATCAGGCCGCCGGTGCCCTTGTTGTACCGGTACTCCAGGTCCGGGACGAACCGGGACGGGAGCCACTGGCGCAGAGCGAACTGGTTGACCGGCAGATCAGCCAGCGCAGCCCGCACGTACCCCGTCAGTTCGGCCGGGGTGAAGTAGTCGTTGAACAGGTACATCAGACGTCACCCCTTTCTCAGGCGTAGGTGAAGCGCGGGTTGGTGGCCTGCGCGGTCGAGTTGATGGCGGTGTTCCACGGCGCCGGCAGCTTCGACACGAGGACAGCGCCCCGGTCGAGGAGCGCGGCCTGCACGTTGGTGGTGTTCACGGCCGGGGACTTGGTCGCGGTGAACACGAACCCGGCGAGGTTCTCGGTGCCATCGGTCGCACCGGCCGTGTACGGGCCGTACAGGCCGGTGTTCGGGCCGCTGGTGTAGAGACCGACCGCGGTCCCGGACGGGAAGTACCCGTTCGGGTAGTGGGTGCCGGCAGTGAACGCGGACACCTTGAGGGTGATGGACCTGGTGGCGTCAGTGCCGTGGCCGCTGCGCAGCCACGACTGGTCCTCGTTCTGGAAGACCTCGGTTCGCATGGTGAGATCCACGATTCGCCTCCTCCTGGGGGCTAGGGGTGACTGGCGGGTGGTGCCGCCTGTGCCCATGACGGGAGGACGGCGCGTGGTGCTGGTGGTGCTCAGGCGGTGCGTTTCTTGGTGCGCTCCTCGTAGAGGGCGCGGCCTGCCGCGGTGCCCGTGGCGGGCGGCGGGGGGGGGGGGCCGCCGCCCCGGGGCGCCGGGGGCGGGGGGG